AAAAGGTAGAGCAGAACTTTGGGAAAGAATATATAATACTCCGGCTGATCCAAGAGGAGATGCTGCTTATTATTTAAGTAAAAATTAAAAGATTTCGTCTGGACACCCAATAGTCGGCCCCAGACATTAACACCAAATAGGGACACCCAAGTTTTCTTGGCCCCCATAGGAGGTAAAGACCATGACTGATATTAATACAGAAGAGGAAACACCAGAGTCTACCCCATATGCGAATGTCTACAGGAGAACACTAATGGATGATGATCCATCTCCTGAAACTTCAGACCCTGAACTTCTTGACCTTTCAGATGGAGATACTCAAGATATTGAAGGAATGATACAGGCACAGGACAGTAAGGAGCACGATTGGAAAAAGCGTTATGGCGATCTGAAGAGTTATCATGATCGTAAGAATAACGAATGGCTTCAACAACAGGAACTTACTCAGGCCAAACTAAAACTGGCTGAACAGCAAGCTTCCACTCCACGAAATCTTCCCAAGTCTACTGAAGAGTTGGAAGAATTCAAGACTGAATATCCTGATGTTTATGATGTTGTGGAAACCGTGTCCAGACTTGAAGCGGATGCTCGTATGAAAGAAGTGGAGGATCGTATTGAATCTCTACGGAAAACAGAGCAGGAAGCACAGGTCAGAACAGCAGAGAAGGAACTACTTTCAGTACATCCAGATTTTCTAGAGATCAAGAGTGATCCTGAATTTCTTTCATGGCTGGAAGAACAACCTTCAAGTATTGCTGATGGTGTCTACAAGAACAGAACAGATTTTAAATGGGCCGCCAGAGTGATAGACCTCTATAAGTCTGATAAAGATATTGGTCAGAAAAAAAGAGGAAGACCCAGAAAGACTGAAGCTGAAGCTGCAAGGGCTGTGACCAAGACGGAAAGAGCCTCTGCCAGTTCCGGTGAAGGTGAGAAGAAAATCTGGACTTCTTCTGAAATTGCCCGATTAAAGCCACATGAATTTGAGTCTCTTGAGAAGGAACTTGATAAGGCAAATCGGGATGGAAGAATTATACCATAACAAATAAGGAGACTTAACTATGGCTGAATTTGGTTTAGCTGCTGGTTACCAGAATCTACCTTCGGGTAACTGGGTTCCGGCAATTTACAGTCAAAAAGTTCTCAAGTTCTTCCGGCGTTCTTCGGTTGCAGAAGCTGTAACCAATACCGACTATGCTGGAGATATTGAAAATTTTGGTGATACTGTAAAGATTATTAAAGAGCCTTCGGTTACTGTGTCGTCCTATTCACGGGGTGCTGTTGTAAACACCCAGAATCTTGCGGACAATCAAATTACTCTGACGGTTGATCAGGGTAACTACTTTGCCTTCAAGGTTGATGACGTGGAAGAGCGACAGAGTCATGTAAACTGGGAAGCTCTCTCTACTTCTTCGGGCGCATATAGCTTGAAGAAGGCTTACGACTATAACGTCCTGAAGGTAATTAGTGACAATGCTGCCACGGATACTACGAATCTTGGTGCGGCTGGCTCTGCTATTTCCTGTAATACGGGCAATGAGTGTGCTAATTATCTTAGTACGTTTGCTCGTCTTCTGGACGAGGCTGATGTTCCTGAAGACAATCGTTGGATCGTGGCCCCGCCACAGTTCTATGAAATTCTTCGGCAAGCAGATGCCAAGCTGATGGACTCAAGTGTAACTGGTGAAAATCAATCCGCTCTTTTGAACGGTGCTGTCACCAGTCGTAAGGTTCATGGTTTCACTTTGTATCAGACTAATGCTATTACCATTGGTACGGCTGGTGTTGCTGCCAGTCACACTTTTGGCCCATCCACTACGAGTGGTGAGACGATTGTTCTTGGTGGTCATAAGAGTGCGACTTGTACTGCTTCGGCTATTGCCAAGACTGAAGTTATTCGTGACCCCGATTCGTTTGCTGATATCGTTCGTGGTCTGCATGTCTTTGGTCGTAAGGTAATTCGTGCATCTGATACTGGATTCACGGGTGTCTATAAGGGCATCCCTGATCTGAACACTTAAAGGAGGACTGAAATATGGCTACTCATGATAAAACGGGTAAATGCGGTACGACAGGTCATCCTTCAACGGGTGGACGTAGACCTTACCTAGTAGAAAATACTACCTCAGTTGTGGACTA